CAGTGGTAAATATGCGGTCGCCGCTGCTGCCTGCTTTTGTGACATATGTCGGACTTCCTGACGTACCAGCTGCAATGCTGTCATGAGTGTGGCCAGGATCAGTAATGCCGTGACCATGCCCAGTATTAGTAACGTTGTGGCCGTGACTTAAGAAAGCCTGCGCCTGCGCTGAACCAAGAGCCCGCGAGGCATCAACACCCCTGCCATCGTCCCAGCCACGAGGAAACTCACCACGCAGGTCAGGCAGGTTGAACGTCGTGCTGCCGTCGCCTGCGCCGTAAGTGGTGCCGATCGCTGCGAACAGCGCTGCATAGGCGGTTCGTGAAATCGCTGCGCCGTTTGCCTTTAGCCACCCTGCAGGTGCCGTGCTTCCAGCGTGAAACTGCACTGCACCAGCGGGGAGCAGTGCTTCGGCTACAACCGTTGCGAGCTTTGCGGATGTGACAACGCCGTTGTCGATTGACCAGCTTGTAGGGCCACTAACCGTGATTTCGCCCTTGTCGCCGTCGATGACGCCACCGGCGATCAGCGATGTCCAGGTGCCATCCAGGTTGAAAAGGGTGTTCCAACCGCTGTTGGCGGCATTGCGGATCTTTAGCGCACCAGCGGTCGTATCCGTCCAATACTGATACGCGAACGTGGTGGCTGGCTCAGCAGCACCGCTGTTGTTGCTGACAATCGCGGAAAGCGCGTTATTCAGGTCTGCACGGAACGCAGCACCTGACTGGTTGGCAATGTTGTAGTCGTGCTGTGCCATGTCTTAATTCTGCCTGCCGTAGCCGATTGCGGTGTAGGTGAACTGCCGGCTGACGGCGGTACCGGAGCTGTCTCTAAACACAACGTCGAAACCGGTCCGTGTCACGTTGCTGATGGCAAAGTAATCGCCTGTTCCCATGTTAAACGCAGTCAAACCCATCGATGGTGCTTGGTAAAACGGTTGTGCAAACGTGGCGCTATAAGTGCCAGCGCCACTGGTCAATGTTGTGGACTGCTCCACGCGCTGTTGAAGTTCCAGTTCAGCACCAAGCTCATCAATCAGGATGTTCTGGCTGGTGTCAGAGCTGGTGGCAAGCACCTTGAGCTGGAAGGCTCGACCACGAACCAGTGCATTGCTGAATTCGCGCCATACACTCCAAGTTGGCGTCCCAGCCGGATCGTCGTCTGTGCTGCGGACGTACAACAAAGCGTTGACGGCATCGAGGTTTTGCTCGTCAATTTCTGGCCAAGTGTCGATGTTCTCTAACTTGTCGTCCCACAACGAGGCAGGCAGGAAAGGACGTGTGACAAACCGCCGCCGCATGTTTACGTCGTAGACATAACCCATGTCCCACGTCTCGCCAAACTCGTACTCACCACTAGGCAGCACGATGGGGTCGCCGCCTGGCGAAAGTCCACTCGACAGGATCAAGCCATCCAAGATGGCGTCATACTCCATGTCGGTAGCAACACCGGAGAACGGCGGTGATTCCTGATCTTCCGCATAGGACTTCACCAGCAAACGCGGCTGCGGATTTGGCAGGTCAGCGGCTGCAGTTGCAGCGGTAGCTGATTTGTTGCCACTGTCGTCTTGGAATTTCAGTAGGTAGGTGCCTTCCAGCAAAGGCACTTGCTTTTGCGTTTGGCCGCCAGCTGCTGCTGCAACGATTTCTTGGCTTTCGTCCCAAACAGCGCCTGACAACAAGGTGCTATGGCGGATTAGCACTTTGCCTCCGAGCACCACGTCCAACTCTGTTGAGCGGTCCCAGCTGAGGATCGCGCTGGCTTGGTCGATTGGCACCAAGTTGATGCCGGTTACTGCTCCTGGCGGAGCGGTTTTACCAATGGCGTAAATGGTCAGCTGTGCTGGCTGTGTTGACGGGAAGTAAGCCGTATTGATGCTGTAAACCTCGACCTGATAGGTGTCTGGATCGGTATTGAGGATTTCGTAGTCCGGGCGGTTGACTGTGGCCTCGGTCCAGTTGCCTTCAATCTGGCGCCAGCGGACGCGGTATTCAATGACGCCAACGACGGGTTGCCAGCTGACGACTAGCTTGACTAGCGCCTGACCGTTGCTCTCGTAGATCACCTCCTCGTAGCCAAGGTTGGTTGGCGGAGGTGGAAAGACGTTTAGATTTGTCGTATCGCGTGGTTGCAGTGCTGCGCCGCGTTCGATGTAGTCGTATTTGCTGGCGTTGTAAGCAAGGGCGCTGATGGCGTAATTTGTGCCCTCTTGTTCTTGAACCGTCAGCACACGCCAAGTTGAAGTCAGCAAATCATCCGTTTGGCAGACCCAAACGCTGTTGACATTGGGAGCAACGCTGAACTCAGGCCATACAGTTATTACTGAGCCAGTCCGACTGGCAATCGGCTTGTTTTCAACAGTGCCGTCGGGCAGGATTACTGAAAGAGTGCCACCTGATGCTGGCAATCCGGTGGCATCGTCAACCGTGATGGTGCCGGTAGTAGCGGCGGAAATGCGTCCACCACGGCGGCTGCCAGCGCGCATTGGATCGCTGATCTCAATGATCTGCCCAGGACGCACCACGACGCCAGCGTCAATTGACGCGGTGAAGCTGACCACCTCGGATTCGTACTGCTCGGAGTAAAGCAGCCATTCGCCAATGCGTGATGCTTGACCGCGTGAAGTGCAGGCGAAAGCACTGATCTCAGCGGTGACTGCGCCGTATTTATCAATCGCAGCTTGGTCTTCTACTACCTCGTAAGCGATGTCGCGGGAGTTGAGGTCGAGGTAACTAACGACGGCAACCGTAGGTCTACCTTTGCGGCTGCTGCCTTGATAGCTGAAGCCCGCCTCGGTGACGTTGGCAAGTGTGAACAGGTAAGCCGAGTCGGCTGGTCTATCTTGGCTGATCGTCAGTGCGCCAGTGCTCCAATAGGGCATAGCCCTGAACACCGAGCACATGTCGTTGATCAGCTTGTACGCCTCTTCTGCGGTCTGGATGTTGACGTTGCAGCTGAAGCGAGGCTCAACTCCACCGAAGCCGTTTGGCACCAGCTCTGAGGCGTACTGCGAAGCGGCGTAGAACGCCCACTTGTCCAGCTGCGCAGCTTGGATGTGATCACCGAAGCCGTAACGGGTCGAGGTCAGCAGGTCCCACAGAATCCACGCTGGATCCGAGCACCACTGCGCTGCGCCGAAAGTGCCATTCCACGCACCCGCATAGATCAACCTGCCGGTAGCTGAATCAACTGTGGCGTTGCTAGGGATCTGAACCTTAATGCCCCGGATCAGGTAAGCGCGGCTAGGCACACTATTGAACTGCTCCGCATCAATACGTAACTGAATCAGCGCACTGTTTGGATAACGTAGTTTTGCGTAGACGATTTCGGTGTAGCTGGTCCAATTAAAGGCGTCGGCAAGTTTAGCGTTGCTGCTGTCTTCTGTAACTCGAATGACGCGAATGTCTACGGAAGAGCTAAACGCCGAAAAGTTTACTAGGTAATCTCGCTGATATGGGTCAGCAGTTCGCCCTGTAATTGTGTCATCAATAACAACACTGTAGCCACCTCCGTCATACTGAACTGCAATCTGCAGTCGCACACTGGCACCTTTAATGTCGCCCTTATCTGAAAATTTCTGCAGCTGAGGCACGGTAATAGTTATCCGCGCCGCGTCCACGTTGGTGTCGCTAATTGTGCGCGTGATTGGCGTGCTTTGCGTTACTTCCAAGCCTACTGACTTCTCGTCCTCAATAGCTTCAGTTCCTGGGATATATGCTTGATTTTGCGTGCCCGGCACAAAAGACACTTCAACATCTTGAAAGTTGAAAGTACCGTTGGGGTTTTGCAGTGGTACGTTATTGAGATAGATCGACTGCAAGCTGTTCTTCAGCCCTTGAATCTCGCCTTCGCTAAGTAGGTCAAGAACCCTGGCATATTGAGTGCTGCTTAGGTTGTCTTTCTTTTGTTTTGGGGTGCGCTGACTACCACCGCCACCTTTGCCCCCACCGCCACCACCAGCGCCGATGATTAGATCGTCAGTCATGCGCTCACCTGCACGGTGTCGATACCGGCGGAAATTACGATGGAGCCAACCAAGGTTTCGCCATAAACGATGGGCACCGGCACGCCCTGACGGCTGGTTTGCTGGATGCCGCTGAAGCTATAAGACTTTCGTGGATCTTTGTCGCTGTTTTTGCCTGTAGGGATCTTGGGGACTGGCGTGAGCAGTTGAGCGACGCCGCCGAGGACCAAGCTTGCGCCAATGCCAGCAAAAGCCGTACCAATCGTGCCGATCCCGCCCAATCCGCCGAGGGCCACGCCAGCTGATGCAATAGCGCCAATGCCAAAGCTTAAGCCGATAATCGCAACGCCAGCGAGAATTCGTGCTGCTGCACCCGCGCCAGTAATAACCGGCACGATCTTGATCTCCTGCTGCCCTGCAGGATCATGCAACTCGTCCAATGTCAGGTCATAGCTGCCGACGCTGACTCGGTAATACTGATCGGACATGTGGCGCTCCACCTCAGGCCAGTTCGCCACAAGGAAACGCACTGCCTCAGCGGCTGTTGCTACGTCAGCTTTGAGTACACGCTGCCCGATGAACTTCGCCAGCTTGCCGTATAAGCGGATCTTACGAAGCATGGCGCAGCCTCCTTCCTGTGCATTTTAAGAGCCAGCCGCCATACAAATCACGTGACGACAGCCTTCCCTGCACGTGATGCAGAACCATCTGATCGCCAAGGTAGACCGCGCAGTGATTCAAGCCGGGGCTATGCAATGACATTAACAACAGATCTCCCGGCTCCAGCTGTTCATCCTCATCAAGCTCGCGGAAGCCGGTGTCCTTCCAGCAGCGGTCAAACATCGGATCGGCCAAAAATGCTTCTGGATCGAGTGGACGCTCCCAGTCACGCAGCTGCAAACCCTGCTCGGCGTACCAATCACGCGCCAAGCTCCAGCAGTCAGTGACGCCCCATACCCATTGCCGCCCAATTAGCGGTGCTTTGTAACCGCTCGGTTCACAACCGCCCCATGCTTCGGTCTTAGGGTTGACGATGTACCACTCCAGTCCGCTGCGTTCGCAGCTGACCAGATCCGCTTGGCTTGGCACTGGTGGCGTGATCGGGTGGCTGTGGACCACAGCGATGATCTCGCCAACATCTTCTGCTGCAGCCCAATCGTCAGGATTCAGCACAAACTGCTCGGTGCCGGGTGCGATGTTGCGACAAGGCCAGTAGCGCTCGCGCCCCTTGACCACCACCAATAACCCGCAAGCTTCGCGGGGATCTTCCGCTTTGGCGTGTTCCAGTGCCGCGATGCGCCAGTTCACACTGAATACATCCCTACACCCGGATAACTGCCAAATGGCAATTCAGCATTGGCGCCAAAGTGTGCCTTGCAGGCATCCAACGTTTTATCGCAGGTAGGCAGCCCACCGGTATAGCTGCATTCAGTTGATTTGTACTCCCACTGGCAGATATTGGCGATGCACTGACGCTTTGGTGCGCGTACACCAGCAAGGTCAAATGCTGCTGCCAGCTCAAACTCCACTACATCGCGTGTTTCGACTACCTTGCGATCGATGTAATAAATCTCGCGCGGGAATTCAGCTGTGGGGTCGGGAGTGGAAATAGAAGTTTCCAGCTCTAAATTATCGTCATTTTCAAGCAGTATTGCGTCACCCGTCTCCAGCAAAAGCAAGTCGGGAGCCGGAAAATTTGCCGCGTCTAAATATCTCGCCAATGTGCGAATGCGCGTTACCTTTGCGCCTTCTAGCCCATCCGGCAGGCTCAACAAAATTGCTGTAATAGTGCCGAGGATATTACTAACACGCAACGTCGGCCTTGGTAGCTGACCATTACCGCTGTAGTCAAATCCATCGGCCTCAATAGGGAACCGAAGGTATGTATCGCCAGCCCAAACAAGCTGACCATTGT